GAAAAAAGATGTTGCGATACGCAAAAAATGCGTACATCTTCATCCCCGCCATGAGCTACCAAATCGATGCGAGGCACATGGTCTTCCGGTTCGGGGGAAAGAACCTGCTCTGGAAGAAGTTGGTGTTAGCGGGTGTACTTGTGCAACCGCGAACAATATCAACATGGGTTCGCAGACGGAAAATCCCGCTGGATAAGTTCGCCGCGCTTGTTGCGTTGGCGCACAACGAAGGCTGGTCGCTCCGACTCGAAGACGTGTGCCATAAACTGAAAAGAGAACTAGAAAATGAACCTAAAAAAAATGAGGGACGAGATAGCCAAACGGCTAACCAAAATCTCCGTCCTTGAAGACGAGATAAAGACGCTGGAGGAAGCCATCATGCAAGAGCATGGAGCGAACCTTCAGAACCTGCTGAAGGAAAGTGGACGAGGGTATGGGGAACTATCCACCGAGATTGACGGCGTGAAACTCAAGTACGAGGTCAAGGCAACCTACCTCTGGGATCAGGGGAAGTTGCAGTCCTTGTACGAGTCACTGCCTCTGGCGGATGCGCGGGAACTCATCAACGCCAAGCTCTCGGTAGCCGCAAAGACCATTGAGCGCATCGGCAACGAGGACGTTCTGCGCCGCGTGATGGACGCACGCACCACCAAGTTCAGCGAACCCCGTATCTCCTTCAAGTAATGCTCAAAATCATAAAAGCAGACGAGCGCCTCAAGCGCACCTCGGACTGTGTAAAAGCGGTTGTGTTCGGCCCTGCCGGCGTTGGTAAAACCTACCAAGCTCGCACGCTGGACGCGAAGAGTACCCTGTTCGTTGACCTTGAGGCCGGTACGCTGGCGCTGGGTAAGGACTGGAAGGGCGACTGTCTCGACATCCGAGCAACGTCCAACGAGATGGGCGCACACCCGTGGGAGCTAGCCAAGGCCATTGCTTTGTGGCTCGGTGGGCCTGATCCAGCGGACGCCAACGGCTCCTACAGCAAAGCGGCATACGAGTCCGTCGTAAAGGCGTTCGGGCCGGCCTCGGGGCATGAGCAGTACGAGACGCTGTTTGTTGACTCCATCACCGTGGCAAGCCGTATGTGCTTTGCATGGTGCCAGCAGCAGCCCGAGGCGTTCAGCGACAAAACAGGCAAGCCCGACACCCGTGGAGCCTACGGGCTTCTTGGGCGCGAGATGATTCGTTGGGTGACCCAGCTACAGCACTGCCACAAGAACGTGGTGCTGGTGGGCATTCTGGAGCAGCAGGAGGACGAGTTGAAGAGGAAGTACTGGGACGTGCAAATCGAGGGCTCAAAGACGGGTCGCGAGTTGCCTGGTATCTTCGACCTAGTTCTGACGCTTCAGAACTTTGAGGCAGAGGACAAGTCGCAGTATCGCGCTTTTGTATGCCACCAACAAAACCCGTGGGGTTACCCCGCAAAAGACCGCTCCGGTACGCTGGAGCTTCAGGAACCCGCTGACCTTGGGAAGGTGCTCGCCAAGATTCGCGCAGGTAAACGCATCGACACCGCAAAACACTAAAAACAAAAATCGAAAAGCAGTATGTTCAACGCACAATCAACAAACGTCGGGTCAACAGAGATGGAACTCATTCCCAAAGGCACGGTCGCCAAGGCCGTCCTTGTGGTGAAGGAGCGCAAAAGCAGTCAGTCAACCGGTGGGGACTATCTCTCCATCGAGCTCGCCATCCAAGGGGGTCAGTACAACAACCGGCGCGTGTTTGGGATGGTTTGCAATCCCTTCGATGAGAACAACAGCGAGGTGTGGCGCCAGATGGGCATCGGGGCGATTACTCGCATTCTTGAGAGCCGTGGCGTCTTCAACTACGCAGACCCTGCCTCGTACGAGCAGTTCAACAACGGTGATTTCAACCAAATCATCGAGGCACTCAACGGCGCTGAGGTCGTCATCAAAGTCGGCATCGACAAGGGCAAAGATGGCCGCGCAGACCGTAACTCCATCAGCGACTGGGGTTCACCCAACCCGAGTAGCAACGGGCACAAGCTCTGGAGCCAAGCGCATGAGAGTGCGCCTGAGGCGAAAGCACCGGTGCCAGCAGCGAAGACCGCCGCACCTGCGGCGACGGCTGGCAAGAAACCTGCTTGGTTGAAGTAGCACAGTTTGTTTGGGGTTGTGGGGGCGGGGCAATAATGGTTGTCTCGCCCCCCTTTTTTGGGTTAAAACCAGCGGCAAATCTAGCCGCATGGTGTGCAGGGAGATCCTGCAACGACGCTTTTTCATTTTTGCGTCAGTGAAACAAAGGCACTTATGATTTTACGACCAAGGCAGGCGCAGTTCGTTGACGCCTGCATCGACGCACTCGGCAAGTGCGGCAACACTTTAGGCATTGCGCCAACAGGCGCAGGTAAGACGGTCATGGGCAGCGCGATCCTTGCGCCGTTTGTGAAAGAGGCACCGGTACTCGTTATTCAACACCGCGACGAGCTTGTCACTCAGAACAAGGAAACCTTTAAGCGGTACAACGCCGGCGCGAAGGTGGATGTGTTCAATGCAGAGCGCAAAGCGTGGTCGCCGGGGGCGACCTTCGCCATGGTACAGACGCTATGCAGGCCGGCGAACTTGGCAACGATGCCGAGTGGGATGTCGGCGCTGTTCTGTGATGAGTGCCATCACATAGCGGCTGAAAGCTACATGAACATCGTGCAGGCGTTTCGCGAACGCTCGCCAGATGGCGTCATTCTCGGGCTTACTGCGACACCGGAACGCGGCGACAAGCAGGCGCTCACGGCGGTGTTCAACAATGTCGCCGACAAAATCACCGTGGGCGAGCTAATCGCCGCAGGGAACCTTGTGCCGCCGCGTGCGTTCCGCATGGATATCGGGCTCAATGACCAGCTCCAGAGCGTGCAGAAGACCGGTGCAGAGTTCGACATGGGTGAAGTCGAGGCCATCATGGACAAGAGGGCGGTTCACTCGGAGATTCTGCGGCACTGGCGCGAGAAGGCGTCCGACCGCTCGACCGTGGTGTTTTGCTCGACCATCCAACACGCCCAGCACTTGGCTGAGGCGTTCCGCGAGGAAGGCATCTCGGCCGAGGCCGTCCACTCCGAAATGTCGGACGACGACAACGCGACGGTTCTGAGGCGCTTCGACCAAGGCAAAATCAAGGTGCTGCTCAACGTGATGAAGCTGACGGAAGGCTGGGACTGCCAGCGTGTGGGGTGCGTTGTGCTGGTGCGACCGTGCAGTCAGAAGTCAACGATGATTCAGATGATCGGGCGAGGGCTGAGACCGTGCATTGATGCCAAACGCTACCCTGGGGTGATTAAGAGCGACTGCATCATCTTGGACTTTGGCGCCTCACTGCTCACGCACGGTGACATCGACGCGGGAGACCGGCTGTTTGTTCGCCAGAGCGAGACCGGTGAAGCGCCGATGAAGAAGTGCCCTGAGTGCGGCATTCAAGTGCCAGCTGCTGTCAGTAACTGCCCCGTGTGCGGCTACGTCTTCCCGGTTCGAGTCAACGGCATCGAGACAATCGAGTCCTTCGAGATGTCTGAGATGCAAATCATCGAGATGTCTCCGTTCCGGTGGGAGTCGATGTACGGGGACGCCGTGCGCATGGCGAACGCGCTCACTGCGTGGGGCGCGGTCATCAGGCTTGGCGAGGTGTATAACGCCATTGGCGGAGTCACCGGAGGCGCGGTTACCGTCATTACCCGCACAAACTCCAAGGAACTTGCGCTCGCTCAAGCGGACGATTATCTGCGATCCAACGGAGATCGTGCAAACTCGCGCAAGACCAAGAGTTGGATCAAGCTGCCACCCACCGACGCGCAACTCAAGCACATGGCGGACGTTCCCATGTTTGGGATGTCTCGGTATCGTGCGAGCTGCCTGCTGACATGGCGTTTCAACGAGTCCCGAATAAAAAAAGCAATTCTCGGCTAAAGAACATGGAAAACCAACCGAAAGAGACAGTATGTACTCAAAACTGTGGCGCGAAATCATCCAACCCGTCCTCGACGACCAGCGCCGTCGAGCCGCAGCACTACAAGCAGCACCCAAGTGGTGTAGAGTGTATCGAAATTGCAGAAAACATGGTTTTTCCTTTGGGGAATGCCGTGAAGTACGTTTTCAGGAATCAAATAAAGCACGAAAATCCAACACTTGATTTAAAGAAGGCTTTGTGGTACATCTCCAGATATGTGGAAACTTTATCCATCAAAGCCGGAATACGAGGTATCAATTTTTGGTCAGATAAGACGCGTTTCGAATGGAAGAATAAGAAATCCAGTGAAGATAAAGAGTGGATACATGACGTGTATGTTCTCATCTCCGAGGCAATTACTGTATGTGCATCGAATGGTACTGGAGACATTCGTAGGGCCATGTCCGAGTGGATGCAATGCATCGCATTTGAACGGCAATCGAGAAGACAACCGGTTGGAGAATCTGAAGTGGGAAACTCATCTGGAGAACTGTCGCAGGAAATGGGTTCACGGAACATCTTATCATGGGCGACAAAATCCGATGGCAAAACTTTCGGATGCTCAAGTTCAAGAGATCAGAAATCTTGCAATGAATGGGGTATCCCAAACGAAATTAGCGAAATTATTCTCCGTATCCAGAGCAACAATATACAGAATCTTAAGTATGATATCGTGGCAATATCAAAATATTTAATGATTGAAAAGCCATGCAGTAAGTCACTTGCAATTCTTTATTTATGGAGAGCTCACAAAAGCGAAATTGAAGCTGATAAAATCAAAGAACTAAACAATGCTGCATGGCATATTCAATGCGAAATTTCAACTGCAACAACAACAACAAAATGAAAAACAGACTAGAACAAGAAGCCACTGAGCTTCTGGCACTGACGGAGACGCTGCTTCAGTCGCACCCAAACCGGCGTGCGTTTGAGGCGACATTCAAACGCATCGAGGCCGAAATCATGCGCCTCAGAAAGGAGAGCAAATGAACCTGCCAAGCTGGTACGACCGTTGGCTAACCAACGATCCGAATGAACAGCCCGAAGCACCGGACTGCCGATGCGGGACGATGATGGAGTGGAACGAGGTGAGCGAAATGCTCAAGTGCCCCGAATGCGAGAAGGAGGAGGAGAAATGACCAACGACCAAATCAACGTGGCGATTGCACAGGCGTGTGGGTGGATGGACATTGAAGAGTGTCCCTGTGGGTTCAAAACCAGAGGTAATCCGCCTTGGTATTCCGCGCACAAAAAGCACATCCCCGACTACTGCAACTGTTTAAACGCCATGCACGAAGTGGAGGAGGTGCTTGGGTCTGAAGCGTTGTTTGAAGCCTACTACCTCAAGCTGTACGATGTAACACATTCCACTTTATGGCCTATCCGCGCCACCGCACGGCAACGGGCAGAGGCGTTTCTGCGGGTGCTGGGCAAATGGGAGGAGGTGCAACCGTGAGAGACGCACTTGACCCAGACCACTGGGTGAATGGCGGTGAATGCGACCATCCGCATCCTGATGCGCTTGCGATGGATGCGCTGTACGCTGAGAACAAACAACTCCGCGCAGAGGTTGAGCGGTTGAGGGAAGCTCAACGCTGGATTTCGGTGCAGGAGCAGTTGCCGCCAGTAAACACCGCTGTTTTAACGAGATGGAGAGGCGAGACTTTTAGCGTTGATTGGAGGTTTCCAAGCGGCGAATGGACTACAGGGGCGTTTGTAACGCACTGGATGCCATTGCCGGAACCACCGAAGGAGGTGCAGGGATGAGCGAGCAGGAAATCAACGAAGCCATCGCTGAAGCGTGTGGCAGAGAGAGGAACCCAGACGGGGGTTGGTATCCAGACAATGGATTACGAGTCGGCACTCAGGCCATCCCAGACTACTGCACTGACCTCAACGCCATGCACGAGGCGGAGGACGAACTCAGTGGAAACCAATACATGGTTTACGCTCTGATGCTGGATGCCGTAGAGGGGTCTTTATTTGGCATACGCGCCACCGCTCGCCAACGGGCAGAGGCGTTTCTGAGGGTGATGGGCAAGTGGGAAACAGTAGTAAAGGAATGCTTTACAACTGACGCAGACCTTTTGGGTGACGCCGCGAAAAAGGTCGGGGAGGTGCAGCCGTGAGCGACTCATGCACATCGTGCGGCGTCTTGTGGCATGAGCACCCAAGCGTTGCGTTTACCTGCCGGTCTTTGAGCGAGGCAGTTGAAGAGCGAGACGAGTACAAGGCTCGTCTTGAAACCGCATCTGAGACCATCAAACGCCTCGAAGACGAGCTAGCCGAATGGCGACTAGCCAGCGGTGTTGAGGGGCCACTATTCTTGAAACATGAAACTGCTGGCAACCATTTTTGCGGCAATCGCGATCGCTGACACCGTGAAACTCTACCAACAAGAGGACAAAGCCTCCGTCACCGCGTATGTGGCCGTGTTGCTTCTAGCCATGTTCGGAATCTTTTACTCACTTAAGAACGACGATGAGCATCTTTAAGCCAGAGACAAAGAAGGTAATCGGGAACGAGCCGGCACAGGCTGCTATCGCAGCGGTACTGGATGAGGCCATTCTGAAGCGGCAGGCGAACCAAGAGAAGCGGGACTACCTCGGGGCGTCTAGGTGGGGCGAGGCGTGCGAGAGACGCCTCCGGTATGAGTACGAGCACACGCCAGAGGACGAAGGCTCGGGCTTCTCACCGGAGGTGCTGCGCATCTTTGATATGGGGCACGACGGCGAAGACCGCATGGCGAAGTATATTCGAGCCGCCGGGTTCGACCTGCTCACCGAGAAGAGCGACGGCAAACAGTTCGGCTTCCGAGCTGCGGACGGGCGCCTCGGCGGACACATCGACGGCATTGTCGCCGGCGGGCCCATCATCACCGGTGTTGAGTACCCGCTTCTGTGGGAGAACAAGGCGCTCAACGACAAAAGCTGGAACGACACCAAGAACAAGGGCGTGAAGGCGTCCAAGCCGGTGTACTACGCCCAGATGCAAATCTACTGCGCGTACCTCGACATCCCCTCGGGCGGGATGTTCACGGCGCTGAACCGCGATACCGGTGAGGTGCTCGTTGAGCTTGTCCCATACGATGCCTTGGCCGCTCAAGAGGCGTCAGACCGCGCAGTGCGCGTCATCGACGCTCAGTCGCCCAAGGAACTCCCGCGCCTCGGGAACGACCGCACCGACTTTCGGTGCAAGTTCTGCTCGTTCAAGTCCACTTGCTGGGAGGATGTTCCCGTGCAGGTAAGCCCCAAAGCAACCAAGCCGTTCTGGCTTAAGTAAGACACTACCCCAAACAAAATGCAGCCACTGACAGATCGTCGCGGCTTGGTCGACCTACGCCAAGCCCAAGAGCACCTTCGCCTCATTTTCGGCGATAGGGATTGGAAGGAGAACGAGTTCATATGCGTTCGCGGGATTGGAGAAAAGGGCACTGATCAAGAGGGAGTCTTTCGCGAGGACATCTTCGTGGAACCCGCCACGGAAGGGTTCACACCTGTGTTGTCGGCTACCGAGCGGTGGGCGCAGTACAATGTGGCGACCTTCGTTGTCCCAGGCATCTTGAGCGACCGTCGCGCCACAAGCGCCAACGTGGCGCGGATGCGCTCGCTGGTCGCAGACCTCGATGCGGGGGACACTGATGCCAAGATGCGAGAGCTCACCGAGCAACTAGGTGAGCCGTCGCTGGTGGTGTGCTCCGGTG